ACTGGTACTGTGCCTGTATTTGATTACAACAGAGCACTGGAAGAATGGCAGGATGATTCGATTCTTGATCTTTCCAATCCAGACAACGTTCTCTACAAGTTTAACTCCACGACTGGTGGCACTATCGTTCCCAGAGGTTGTTCGCTGATTGGTTATGACCTTCGACGCACGATTGTAAGACCTCTGTTTGTTCCTGATCCCGTAGATGGTGCTTATGGAAGAACTTCTATCTTTAACTTGACCGGTGGTTGTTATCTGTGGCAGTTCACTATCAAGGATGGTGATCTTTCCGAGAACTCTCCTTTGTATGATCAGGCAGATCGTGTTGGTAAGGTATACAACAATCCATCCGATTTCTCTTCATTAGCGATTCCCGAGTATTCGCACCATAAGATCACTATCATGACTTATGCGGATAATGCTGAACTCGATCGTTATTACGAGAAAGTTGGTAGAGCATTCGCACAGTTCCAACCCACCATCGATGATGGCGATTTAGAAGCACTGGTACAAGAGAATAGGATTGTTGGTCCTCTATCTGATACCAGAACAATCGAGAGTATCGAGATTGTAGACATTGCTCCTGGATCTTCTGCTCGAATTACTGTATCCACAAAGATTGACCACGGATATTTTAGGGGTCAGTACATCGCTGTTATCAATAGCGGATTATCAGAGAATGTCAACGGTACATTCAAGGTTGACACAGTTGATCAGGATAATCCCAAAGTATTCTCCTATACTATTCCCATCAATGCTGCTGGTCTGGGATTAGTTTCTGGTACAACATACACAGCTGCTAATGGTCTTGGCACTAACGGTGTTATCCAAGCAGAAATTGACTCGGTTGAGTCTGCATCACCATATGTCTTTAACTGCTCCATCAGATCCACCTGGGGGCAGTGTGGTATGTGGGCGGATGGATCCAAGGCAACTGGATTCAAGTCGATGGTTGTTGCACAGTACACGGGTGTTTCGCTCCAGAAAGATGACAGAGCGTTCATTCGTTACGATAGATTTACTAACACTTGGAATCAAGCAGCACTCACTGATGCATTTGCTACCATTCCTTATCACACTAAAGGTGATGCATACTGGAAGGATGATTGGAGAAACTTCCACATTCGTGCAACGGATGACTCTTTCATTCAGTGCGTCTCGGTCTTCGCTGTTGGTTTCCACGATCACTTCCTGATGGAAAGTGGTGGTGACATGTCTATCACCAACTCGAACTCCAACTTCGGTAATACATCACTTCACGCAATTGGTTTCAAAGGATTCTCCTTCAACCAAGATAAAGGTGGTTATATTGATGCTATCATTCCTCCAAAAGTTGTTAATACTTCTGCCACAGCAATTGTTAAGCAGCAATATTATACGATTGATATTGAAGCATCTAACGATCAAGGTAATAATACTAGTCTGTATCTTGCCGGAGACACTAATCAAGATCCTGCAAACAGACCTGCAGCTACTATTGGTGGATATCGTATTGGTGCCAAAACTGGAGATAGATTATATGTTAAACTGCCTTCTGGTGGCGTAGGTGGTAAGCAAACTTATTCTGCTGAACTATCTCCGAGTGGATTCCAGACATTTACTACATCACTCTCTACGTTAACTCCCGCAGGACTTAACATCAATCTTGATGTTGATGGTGATGGTAATGACGATTTTAATTACGCACAAGATGCGGCAAATCAAATTGAAAGGAATAGAGTATGGTTACAGCAAGAGACCTATGGTCATATTACTGCCAAGTATCCTGCACTATTAACTAATCCTAATATCACGATTGGTAAGTGTGAAAGAGACATCGGATACTTTGTTGATGCAACTGTCAAGGACTTGCGTCTTGGTGGTAACATCAATACAATTCTTGCTGCCGAAGGTTATCTAGTTGGTGGTCAGTTAGACTTCATCGACAACGAACTGACTGAAACTTTAGAAGCATATGATTACCTGAAGCGCCTGATGATCGGCGCAATGCGTAACTTCAACTTCTTGATTAAAAATTGTACAACAACCGATGGTAGTGCAACTGTTGTAGTTGGAGATACTTCAGGTCTTGTTCCTGGTATGAGAGTTATTGAATATGATCAAGACGATTATACAAATGGTCTTCTTGATGACGGAGCGGTTTCGCTTCCTGACAACATTAACGTTAATACTGCTATCATTGGCGAGATTGTAAACTCAACTACAATCACATTGGTAGATCAGGCAACAGGTGTAGCATATAATGCAGTTGGAACAACTAATACTGCATGGTTGTATTTTGAGAATCTTTCCCAATATGCTCAAACATTCCAGTATGCCAATAATGATATTACCCAGGATACAAATTATCCAGAGTGTGCCAACATTGCTACAGCAATTGAAGGATACTTTGATAATGTTAACCTGGTTTTGTCTGGTAACGGTAGTCAAGCAGTAAGAGTAGAAGCACCTATCGAGTCTCGCTCTTTAACTGGACGTGCAACTTTATTTTCTATTAATACGGGTGGATTACAATCTGATCCCCATGGATTACAAACTGGTACACCGGTAAGACTTGTTCCAAGAGCATTGACAGTTGACACTGATAAGCGTCTCGTTAGATTGCCTCGTGGATTTGAAACCAATAGACCTTACTATGTAATCGCTCCTGGTAGAGATACATATCCATATTCATTCAATAATACTAGTGAGTTTGATACAACTGCTGGAACAGGTTTATTACTTGCTGCCACTAAAGAAAACGCAGCTGCTGGTATTTACATCTACTCGCCAGAAACTGAAGCAATTGATCCTGGAGTAGAGATTGTTCTACAGCAGTATGTTCTTGACGAGTCATATGACTTGCATCGCTATGTCACTAATGTGAGTGGAATTTATCTTGAGACAGATATTCCTCACATCTTTGATGTTCCCCTACCTAACGTACCCGCACAAACTATTTTCTTCAGAACTTCTTCTGATGCTAACTCACTACTTCCTGATATTGCTGGTGGTGGACCAGTAGAAACCGATGTTTACTACTATCCTCGTTATGTAACCAAGACGAAGTTCTCGGTTCATACATCTCAAGCAGATGCACAAGCGGGTGTAAACGCAGTTATCTTTACTGCTAACAGTGGTAGTGACTTCCTTGTATATGGAGATAAGAAAACATCTCCAATGAAGTTTGATGCTTCTAACTTCAACAGATGGTATCTTAACGTTATCGATGAATCTTCGGGTGGTCAAAATCAAAACGGTATTCTTACAAGATTCCATGATCCTGATTTTGTTGATGGAACCGGTAATCTATTCACCCCAGATACATGGTATGAGAGATATTCTGATGATAGAAACGAACTCGATAGAATCTATCGTTTGCGTTATGTTGTTCCACAATATCTTGATAACGTCCGTGAACCTCTTAATGGTTATGTTATTAAGACTAGAACTGATGATAGAAGAAGACTTCGCCCACAAAAGTTAACTCTGGAACCATATAGCAGTGGAGCTCCTGCTGTAGCACAATTCTTCAACCCATCACAACCTACAGAACAACTTGGTGCTTCTTTAGCAGATTTGGATACTGCTGGTATTGATATCGGTTCTCCCGAGGATCTATATGATCCATATGAAAATCCTCTTCAGATTGAGTTTCAATCAAAGATTGCAACTACCATTCAAAGTGCAAGAACTGTCACGAATGATCTTGGCGAAAGCAGATTAGAATTAACTGTATTTGATCATACTATTACTAATCAGAGTTTAAAGAACGAAATCTTTACTATTATTGAAATTTCTCCTCCTCAAGGTGCTGGTATTGAAGAAGATTTATTCAATAGTGATGATGACAACTACGTAACGTGGAGTGGTTATTGCACTGGTTCTGCATATGTTCATGCATATTTCCCAGCAGCTATTGAAGCAACAGCATTTGTTATTCTTAAGAATGTCACTGGCAAACTTGATTTCAACACTGCTGGTGCGGGATACGTTGGCAATACTGTTACAACATTCACACAATCGAATGGAACTTTCTGGGAATTATTAGGTGAACCTGATAGTTGGAATAACATAACTCCTTATCGAGGAGCATCTAGATCTAGTAGAGATAACTTCCTCTATAGAATTGAGGGAGCAAATCTTTATACAGTTGTTCCTGGTGATAGAGTAACAACTCCTGGCGGTGATACTTATACAGTATCAAATATTTCTGATGTTCCTGAAATTGAAGATAGTTTCTATATTTTTGACGTTGAACAGATTCAAGAAGTTATTCCTGCACAACAGGATGGTATCTACTATCTAACCGCTGTCCGTGGTAACATCTCTCCATATCCAACTGGTGCTGGTGTTGGTGATAACTTTAGAAACTATAAGTTCTCTCAACCAATCTCCAATCTGTATCCATTAGATTACAAGAATGATCCACTGTGGTTCCAGGTTCAAGATAACGGAACCAGAGATACATCCATTGTTGATCCTCCTGCATCATCAGCTGCGGCAGATAACTATGTTCATGGTCTTGTAACACTTAATGATTACAAGTATAGTGAGACAAAAGAATCAGTTTCAGATCTTCTTGCTACTGATCCACTTCTTTCCTATCAATTTACGAACACTACATCAAATGTTGATGGAAATATTGTTGATAACAGATTAAGAGCACAAGAAGGTAACGCTTCTATCGGTTCAGAAAACAGAAAGATCCCCATCAATGGTGACTCTGTATATCCTCTAGATGGTAGATACTATGTTGAGTTGCGTCGTCCATCGATTGCAAGATCTGGTAACCACACGTTTGAATATCTTGGTTTCGGTCCTGGTAACTACTCAACTGGTTTCCCACTTCGTCAGGAAGTGGTCCTAACTGACAAACAGGACTTCTATGCTCAAGCGAAGCGTGAAGACGGCGGTATTGTCTTCTACACGGGTCTAAACTCTAACGGTGACCTCTATATTGGTAATCGTAAGATCAACGCTATCACAGGCGAAGAGACGTTCCTTGAGCAGGCAGTTCTAGGTGATAGCGGTGATGATAGTGATACTATTGGAGCACTTGTCACTACATTCGACACTGCAGTTACATTTAATGACAAAGTAACAGTTGAAGGAGATTTGTTCCTCAACAACCCAGTAACAATTAATGTTGACCCATTCGAGGGAGATTCACTTCGCATCCTATCATTGGTTGGTGCTGGTGATGACCCAACTCTTGATAGATCTTCTTTCAGAGACAATAAAGACGGCGACATTGTTCTAACCAAGAACGAAGTTAAAGCAGGTGTATTTAAACTTAATCCTCGCGGTAATGTAGGTGCTCAAGGTCAGGTTTACAGCATCAGAACACATTATACTGGTGGTACTCCTTCTAATGTAACACCAAATAATACTGGTTTAGTTGCTAATGGCGGTTCTGCTTGGTATACCTTACAGAATATCACTTATGGTTCTTCTATCGTTCCTAATGCTGGTGATATCATTTACAAAGGTGAAGAGGTTGGTTATTCTGGATCTTTAGGTTGGATTTACTCTAACTTCTATACAGAGATTGCTGACGCTCAAATCTTTACTATTACTACTGACAATTCTACTGCTGTTACAATTCAGTGGTCTGTTGGTATTAGCAACCAAGACCTGAAGGTTAAAGTTGGTGAGAAACTTCGTATTTCTTCTTTCAGTAACAACTTCTTTGACGGAACTTGGAATGTAATTGGCGCAGTAGATGCAGAAAATACATGTCAGATTAGACTCTTTAACGAGATCGCTGCAAATGTATACAACTGGGTTGATGAAGGTCCTGGTGCGAAGATTGAAATTTCCGAATCTATCTGGAAAGAAACTGGTGTACTTGGGGCAGAAGCATTACGTACATACACTAATATCCCTGGTGACTATAAGTTAGGAGTCAATACAGTTGGCAGAACTAATCAAGAAGCATCATTGACCGCTAATGTATCTTCTGATTCAGATCCTCGTGCTAACTTGGATGTTGTTGGTAATGCGTTCATCAGTGGTAAGAATTTAGTAACATATGATGCTCTTGGTGCAGTTTCCGCTAATAACTATCTGGGCGAACCTTCTAACAATAAGGTATACTTCCCACTTACTAATGCATTCTTGGTTGGTGGTGATAGTTCTGATGGAGATGACTTCGCAACATTACGTGTTTCTACAACAGATCTCGCGGTTGTTGATCAATCCGCTACTTATAGAGTAGGTGGTCGCGTTGGTGTTAACACCAGCATCGGATTAGATCCTTCAACTGAACTCGATAAGAACTTCGTTGTTATCGGTGATTCCAGATTTACTGGAAACGTGCAGATTCAAGATGACTTGAGTGTGGATGGTGGAGATCTTAACTCTACTGCAGAATCATTCCAGTTCTTAACAAATAATGTTGATTTCTTCGTCGGTTTAAATCAAGCAGAGTCGATTATTCTTGGTAACTCTACTACATCTTCACAATCGATTAGCCTTGGTGATTCAGTCAGTAGTTCATCAACTCAAACTGTTAGAATTGGTTCTAATGCAGGATCAACTAACCTTAAAATTCATGAAAGATCGCAGAATGCGGTAGTTGATATTGCTACAGTTGAGGATGATGTTACTAGTAACTGTGATGTCAGACTTGGTGGTGCAGCACCTAACCTTGCTTCCACCACATATATTGGTACATATCAGACTAAACTTGCTGGCACACTTGAAGTTGCTGCTTTTGCTGGCACATCTTCTGCTCGTATCTTTACTCCTGCAGCAACACTTAATATCGGTGATGGTCAGTCAACAACTGCAGTAAAACTTGGAGTTAACGCTTCCCAAGTTACTATTGCATCGTTGGGTGGTAAGACTACTATTAGAAACTCTCTTGATGTTCTTGCAACTGCCACTGTTTTTGGTAACCTTAAACTTGATGGTGGATTGAGTGCTGGTATTGTCGAACTTGAAAGAGCAAGATTCGCGACTAGCCCATCCGATCACATTGTTGGTTCACTGGAAAATCCAAATGTTACATTCCTTAAGTTCTCACAAACAGGAAAAGTAATTGATACTGCTGGTGTTGGTCTTTGGGGTGGTCCTGCTTTCTTACTTGGTGGCGGTCAGATTGCTGCTATTGATAACATCAATCCTACTCAAAGTGCAACTTGGGTTGCTAACACCACATATTCTTTCATCGAAGCAACTGGTGGAACTGGCCAAGGTGGATTGTTCACTATTCAAGTATTGAGTGATGGTACTGCCGTTGTTGAATTAGTATCTCCTGGTTCTGGTTATAGCAACAATGATCTTCTTACTATTCCTGCTGCTGTTTTAGGTAATCCAGCTGGCGATGATTTAACTTTCCAGGTTTCTGGAGTTAATGCTGCTGGTAATCTTTACAACTTACCGATCACTCAACCATCTGTTAGTGATTTCCAGATTGGTGATTTGCTTCTGATTGATAGAGCAGATCCCCTATCTCCTGATAGTATTGATGGCACTGGTGCTACCTTACCAAAGGATCAATCACAAACGGAAATTGTTCAGGTTGTTGGACTAACTAACATCACCAACCCGAATGATCCTAGTGGTTTCCGTATCTCGGTTTCTCGTGCTGACTCTGGCACAACAGCAAGAACGGATCACCCTGATGGTTGTGTAATCAATAAGTTAGATAAGCAAACAAATGCTTCATTTATTACTGGATTTGACTTCGATTACAACGGTGAATTAGATCCTGTATCAAGTGTACTCATTACTGATGCACAAGTTCAGAAGATTGTTTCTGACGGTACTGACATTGTTACTATTCATTGGCAGAGTGAAACAAACTCTACATTGAATATTGATTATGGTGAGTTTATCAGAATCTCTGGCACAAACATAAGTGAACTGAATGGTGATTGGCCTGTACAATCAAGCATTGTTGCTAATGATAGTACGGTAGAAGTTAGACTTTCTAATACACTTGCTGCTGCAGAATATCTCTGGTCTGATCAATCTGATGATGCAGAAGTTAGACTGCAGAGTGCATCTGGTCTTCTTGCTGATACTGCTAATGTTCGTATTGGTATTTCTGAATTCGGTGGAGTTTTAACAACTAGTGATTACTTACTTCTTTCTAATAGTGAGATTGTTAAAGTTGTTGAACTGGTATCTACAGACATTCAATCATTCATTGTTACTGACGGTGGTACACCAGAGTCTGTTAACTTCAAGATCGAATCTACAACCGGTAATACATTCGGTAGTGGAGATCTTAACTTTGGTCAAGGATTTAATAAGTTAGTTGTTGATGGTCCTACAGGTAATACTGCTATTGCGGGAACACTTACTACCGAGAACACACTTACGATCAACGGTTCTACAATCGAAGGTCAGCAGTTCTTTACAATCACCAACGGTGGTCCTTCTTACCTATCTGATGGAACAACGGTTGCAGTTCCATTCAGAAAAACATTCGAGATTGATACTGCAACAGGTGATTTAACCTTGAATGGTGGTAACTTCAATATCTATGGTGTTGATGGAACTACACCGAGACTTACCTTTGATAATTCTTCTGGAGACTTTACCACATACGGTTCATTCTCTGCTTTAGGAACAGGAACAAGTACATTTGGCGGATCATTAGCAATTGCTGGTGATGTTACGATCAATGGTGGTGACCTAACTATTAACTCTGGAGGAAACCAATCCTTCGCTATTCGTGCTGATAAAGCGATTACCCTTGGTGGAATTACTAACTACTTCTCACCCACAGGTGGTCGAAGATGGGATTATTCCGATTCCTTTGAAGTTGTTGCAGAAGCAAACGTAAATTACTTCCTAAACGTAAGTCAGAACACTGTTGTTAAACTTCCTGAAAATGCCCAATTGGGCGACATGATTAGGATTATAGATATTGGTGGTATCTTGACTTATAACTTATCACTTGTTGTTAGAGCACCAAGTGATGTTAGAGTTCAGAATTCTGCTGATAACACAGGATCTATAATGCTTTCTGGTAACTCCGCAAGTCTTTCTGGATATAATGGTGGTGAACTTATTGTTCAAACACCTTATGCAGGATTTGCTCTTGTGTATGCAGGATCATCTGATGCGGATGGCAACACTGCTGTTTCTACCTCCAAAGTTGGTTGGTATCTAATCGAAGTATAAAAAAATGCCTTTCTATCAAGAAACTAAAACTGCAAGAGGTGCTGCTATTGGCACCATTATGCCATGGACTGGGGGATTGACATCAATCCCCTCTGGATGGATTATTTGTGATGGTCAGAGTATCTCTGCTAATGATTTTCCGTTATTAGCACAAGCAATTGGAGACACTTATAATGCTGGCAACAGCGATTTTGATGGTAATTTTCCTGGTTATGTGGGTAACATTAAAATGCCTAATCTCAATGGTAAAACATTGATTGATATGGAATCATCATATTTTGCCGAGTTTAGTGCTGGCGGTACTGGTCGTCTTGCGGATGTAGATCCAAAAGCATTGATCTTAATGGACCCTATCATCGGAACAAATGAAGATGCTGGAGTAACTACTATTTTTACTGATGTTTTTGTTGATTTAGTTTTTAATATTAATAATGATGACAGATCTGGATATGCAGGTAGAATACAAGGAAATACAAAAATTGATGGGGAAGGATTTGTAACTATTTACCCTGGACCAAGAAAGTTAGGTAGAGCGCATATTAAGAGACATACTCATTTAGGATCTTTAGAAACTATTGATAGTCGTAATAATGCGAAACCTGGACAAGGAGTAGTTCCTTATGATCCAGTTTATTACACTCTTTTTGCTCAAGGTACTGATAACGATGGACAATCGTCCGATAGTGACGATCCCGTCAGTGGTGATGAAGCGAAGGGAGTGGCGTTTTACTTTGGTTGGTCTGACGACGAAGGTTGGCAAAATGATTCCCCAGCTGGGACGGGCAACGGAACCTCAAACGTCTCTATAACACCTGCTGGAACCTCTAACATATATGGTGGTATCGTAGCTGGTAGATTGACGACTGCTGGAACGACCGGTGCAAACACCCCTGCACCACAAGATGCTAATGTTGTTGATACATGGACTTTACTATGGCCCACTGGCAATGATATTCCTAGTGGTTTTGGTGAAGGTCAACCTGGTAAAACGCTTGGAAAAGCACATTCAGAGCAACCGCCTATTAATATGAAACCAGCGTTTTTATCTAGAACTCCCCTAACTGAAGAATTTATTAGTGTTGATGGGTATTCTAAATATATTTCGGGCAATGTTCCTGCGGGTATAGGAGGAAATACTGTTGGCATTCCTGAAGGATTTACAAATTATTATACAACATCTGACAATACCGTTGGTGATACACTTGTGAGTAATCCTGGACTTGGTTTTACTGAACTAAATGAATCTCCTGGTGCTCCGATTGTTGCACATACTCATGACGAGTTTGATGTAGCATTTGATAGTAGTAGAATGAGACCTCAAAGCAACTTAACTGCAAGTGTTAACATGCCAAATGCTACCCTTGATAATGTGGCAAATCGAAATGCATTACAAATTGATTTTAATATTCAACAACCAAGAGTAACTTCAATATACATTATCAGGGCATACTAAAATGGTAACGAGAACTAGTAACTATACTCACAACAAATCTAACTGGGGCGGAATTCCCGGAACCATTCAAATGCATACCGTTCATGGTTTGGGATTTAACAATGATCCAACTACTGCAATATTTAAAAATACTATGCCTGGGGGATTTTTAAAATGTGATGGAACAGTAAAAAATGCAAAAGATTTTTACTTACTGTCACAAATTTTGGGAGTAGGAGATGATTCTAGATTCAAAAAACCTTCGACTAATGTGAGAAATCCTGATATTGCAACAAATGATCTTGGTCAGTTTCAACTTCCCGATTTAGGATCAAAAGTAATTATTGGTAGTAGAGGATCTGGAGAGTATTTTTCTACAACTTTGGAAGATGATGCTGGTGTTAGTAAAGTCGGTGTTGAAGTAGAACCTCTCACCAATATTGGAGATAGAGCAACAGTAAACTATATCGGAAATATGGTAATCTCCTCTGATATTGCTAACTTTAATGGAACTCCTAGGTTTAATATTCCTAGAAATACCAGTGCAACCACTCTTTCTATTGATGAATTTCAAGGTCATTATCATAATGCTGGTGGCGGCGGTGGATTTACAGTTTTAAATAAAACAGTTACTCATGCTACTGGTGGTGACGGTAAAGGACCTAGAGCTAACACCGCAAATGCTTCTGCGGGAAATAGTCTAGAAGAAACTTCTTTAAATGTTCCTACAGGTGAACCGGGACACGATCACACAATTACAAGACCCTATACATATACTAGTGATTTTACATATACGTATAACAATATTGATGTTCCTCTAGATGATATGGAATCTTATGTAGATGTGGATGTTGAAAATTTAAATGTATTAAATCAAGTTGTTACACCATTTATTTTAGTTCATTATATTATCAAATTTTAGCGGTAATATTTTATGGGAAGCTATTCTATAGGTAGGTCTAGCAGTGGTAATATTCAAGTACCAACAGATGTAAAGACCATGACTTATATCACTGTAGCTGGTGGTGGCGGTGGTGGTTACCCTAACATTCCAGTTTTCAGTGGAAACTTTACTGCTCCACAAGCAGGTGGATATACTTGTGCCGGTGGAGTTATATCTTATGGTGGTGGAGCAGGTAGTTTATACAGTCCTGGATATGGTGGTAGTGGTAACTGGCGTAGTGGTCAATCAGGTAGATTCGGTGGTGGTCCGTGGAATAGAGCTGCCTCTGGATATTCGAGTTATGGATCTGGTGGATCTGGTCAGTGGAGAGGAGCATCTAGTTCATATGGTGGAGGAGGCGGTGGTGCATCTTGCTGTACAAAATCTAGAGGAACTAGTGGTGCTATAGCAGGACAAAATGTTTATGTTCGTATAGGATACGGAGGAACACAAGGAGGAAGTGGTAACTGTAGATATGGTGCTTCTGGAGGATTTTTTGGGTGTGTTTGTACATATGATGCACCGTTACCATCAATCAGTGCTAATCCTGGTGCTTTTCGATTAAATGGAACTGATGGAAATAATGCTCAAACAACGTTATCTTGGACGGTTGGTGGTGGAGATTCTGATTCTGAAGTATTAGAAAGACTGCGAAATGGCGCTGTTGTTGAATCATATGGACAAGTAAATAGGACTAATAACTCGTTTGTCGTTGCTCCTACAGAAACTAGTGAATTTAGATTAACCGCTTCAAACCCTGCATATAGTAGGTCAGATACAGTTCTTGTTAACGTATACATAGAACCGGTAATAACATTATCAGCATCTGCTGGTGATCAGGACCCAGAATCCGACCCACCAACTTACACTATAGTACAAGGAAACAGTACTATATTGTCTTGGACTGTAGTTGGTGATGCTAACTCGCTCCTTATTGAACCTGGTGTTGGTTCTTCTGCTCTTAATAGTCAAGCGGTAGTATCTCCAACCATAACGACAACATATACTGCTACTGCTTCAGGATTAGGAGGAACTGGTTCTTCTGAATTACTAGTAACAGTTTTGCAACCATCAACTATCAGTGTAAGTGGTCCTCTTAATATATTGTATGGAGAAAATGTACCAATAACTATTACCGCTACAAATTCTGATGGTGGTATTAGTTACATTGCTGAATATCTATATCTAGATGGAACTAACGAGTTTAAACCTTCTGTAGCAATACCTAATACTACTGGAGATGAAGTAGAAGTAGATCTATATAATATTCCTATTGAATATAATGATTTTGGTCCATTTAAAGTGCGACTAGAGTTTACTGTAGATGGATATGGTAGTTTGACAGCAACTGATACTATTGAAGTTCCTGTCATTATCGACCAACTGCCTGATGCCATTGACATTCCAGAAACTGATGATACTTTTAAGAATGAAGAACCTGTTGTAACACCTGATGTTGAAGTTACGACAGATCAAATTGTTATTGATGATATTGATATACCTGTTGAAGTTAAAGCAGATTATCCAATACAGATTGAGATTGATGACAGCGGAACATTCATTAATGTGAGGGAAATCTAATGCCAAGTTATTCGGGAAGGGGATCTGGACAGAGAACTATTCAAATACCAGCAGGATCTACGAATGTAAGATTTAGTATAGGAGCTGCATCAGGTGGTGGATCAGCATCTACTACATGGAATCATTCTCGTGGTGGTTTTGGTAGATCTGGTGATTTTAGATTAACTAGTCGTGACTATACATATAATCTGACGTTTTACATGGGTCGAGAAGGATCAAAAGGACAAGGACCAGCTAACCCTGGTGGATCTGGTGGTTATTCTCCGCTAGCAAGTGGTGGTAATGGTTACCGTTCTGGTGGCGGTGGAGGTGGAGCATCAGGAGTATATGACGGTGGATTGAACAGATATACTGTCATTGTTGGTGGTGGTGGCGGCGCTGGTAGATTTGATAACAATACTGGTTATGGTGGATATTATACTGCTGGTCGTGGTATTGGTGGTGGAGGTACAACAAGTGGAATAGGTGGAAGAAATGGTGGGAATGCTCCTGCAGGTCACCGTGGTGGTGGTGGTGGAGGATCTTCTACTGGCGGTGCCGGTGGGTTAGGTGGTGCAACAACCACCAATGGATATGCTGGTATTGGAGGAAATTCTGCTTGGTATAGCAATGGAAGTTATTATCAATGGACTTATAATAGTGGATATAGTAATTATGGTGACGGATTCTATACGTTGTCGTTTGATTATGCTAAACCAAATATTCAGTATTTTACAATTAGTCCTGATCAAATTGTTCGAGGCGGCAGTGCTCAACTAACATATCAAATTACTGGTTATGTAACTACTGTTTCTTTGACTGATTTTGGTGGCAATCAACCACAAAATCAGTCACCTCCTGGCATCACAATACAACCTGTTAATGATAGAACATATACATTAAGTGCATTTGGACCTGGAGGAACTACTTCACAATCCATAAGTGTTGATGTTCTTATTCCACCAATCCCTACTCTTACAACAACTGCTACTGATAATACAATAATACAAGGGCAATCTACCTTTTTAGAATATACTATTACTGGAGATGTTTCTTTAGCACAAATTTCTCCTGGCATTGGTCCTATTAATATTCAGTCAACTCCAATCCAAATATCTCCAACTACAACTACGACATATACAATAACTGCTTCTCATCCATTAGCAGGTCAAGGTTCCGATCAAGTTACTGTTACTGTTATTACACCTCCTGTAATAACATTAACGTATCCTTTATCTGTTGATTATGGTGAAAATATTAATCTCAATGTACAATCCGAAAATGCTACCACATCTCTACAATTATTAGTAAGATATTATTACGCTGACAATACATATACTGACTATGAACTTGTGGAAGATCTTCCTATTGCAGATGTAGTTGATCGAGATGTGATACACACACCAACTTATAATAATCTTGGACCTACTATTATAGAATATAAATTATATGCTATAGGTGAGGGTTCATTGACTGCGGAAGATATTGAACAAGTATCAATCAACATTGACAGAATGCCTGATGCCATTGACATTCCAGAAACTGATGATACTTTTAAGAATGAAGAACCTGTTGTAACACCTGATGTTGAAGTTACTAGTCAGCGACTTCTTGTTGATGATATTGATATACCTGTTGAAGTTAAAGCAGATTATCCAATACAGCTTGAGATTGATGATAGTGGAATCTACGTAGATATCAGGGAGATTTAGATATGGGAACTTCCGGTAATTTACATACATTCGATTCTTTTTACGCTACTTTCAATCCTGGTTATTTTAGAGCGGATACTTTCTATACTTCAAACCCTGGCGGCGAACAAATCACTGCATATAGTGCTGTATCCACTGGTGTTTGGAATCTTTTTATGTCTGGCAGCGTTCCTGGAATCGTTGGGGCTGTTGCACCTGTATATCGATATTGGAATCCAACTCAATATAATCACTTTTACAAAACTAATTCCAGCACTCCTTCTGGTTATGTTTATGAAGGTATTATTGGTCATGCATATACTAGTCCTGGAGCATATCGTGTACCAGTTTATAGATTTTATAATGCTCAACTGGTAGATCATAAGTTTAAGACCAGTTCTTCTGCGCCATCGGGATACAGCTTTGCAGGTGTTGCGTGGTATTCTCCTGTATTTGTATATGGTTGTAAAGACTCTAGTGCTAATAATTTTAACCCATATGCAAATCAGGTCAGCACAGGATGTACATATAATGTCTATGGATGCACTGATAGTCGTGCTAGTAACTACAATCCAAGGGCTAATGTTAATAGTGGATGTTCCTATCCTACTCCCAGTATTAGTTTCACAATATCACCATCATCTATTATTCAAGGACAAAATGCTACATTATCTTGGTCTATTAGTAATGCTACTAGTAGATCATTAAGTGGTGTAGGTGCTATTGCTGCTAGTGGTTCTACTATTGTATCTCCTAATGATGATACGACATATACTATAAGCGCATCTTATTATGGCATCACTAGTAATACTAGTACTAAAACTTTAGTAGTTTATATCCCCCCAAATGTTACGTTATCACTAGCTTCGCAATCTATTAATTTGGGTCAGTCTACTATATTGTCTTGGACTACTACTGGTGACGCCTCAACTAATAACATACAACCTGGAATTGGTTCTGCTAATTTAGTATCCCAGGTAACAGTTTCTCCAACTGTAACTACAACATATACCGCAACTGTGTCTGGTTTGGGGGGAACCGATAGTGATGAGATTACCTTGACTGTATTTCCTCCACCAGAAGTAAAATTAGATGGTCCAATAAGAGTTACTTATGGAGAGAATGTTGTGTTAACACATGAGCAAGAAAGAGCTATTGATACATATGAGTTGCAGATTTTACTAACTGATTTGGATGGTGATATGACTACTGAACTCGTTGATTTAGGAGCGTCTGCGTTGGGCAATGGCACATATATTCATAATGTTCCGTATAATAGCAGAGGACCATCGTCTATACTATATACTCTATATGCTGTTGGGCCCGGCAATTTGTCAGATTCGGACTCTATTGAAGTTAATATTGATATTGATCAAATGCCATTTAACATTGAAATACCAGAATCTGATGGCAAGATTAAAAGCGAAGCACCCATTATCTCCCCAGATGCTGAAGTTACTAGTGAGCAAATCCTTATCGATGATATTGATATACCGGTAGCAATCAAAGCAGATGCTCCTATTCAGGTAGAAATAGGCGACAGTGGTGTGTATGTAGATGTGGAGCAACTATAATGCCTTATCGCTATAGTCATTACAATCGTTACGGAAATATATATATTTGTGATAGGGGACAACTATGGTGGCCTGGTGGCGGTGGTGATTTTAATGACCCCGTTCGCAATCAAGTTACATCTGCATATTATAGTTTGTTTGGTAGATATGGAGAACAGAGTGGTGTAGAAAGATACGTAGGTACGTGGGTATATCACCCTACTAGAGGTGGTTTTAGTAGTATCTACCAAATGGTCCGAGCTGGTGGTGACAGGAATCAGGGTGGAAGTGGTGAACTACAGAATGTTCAATCTCAAGGAAGGCATACAAATTTAGGACTCGGGGCTAACTGTCCTTTTCCTGGGTGTACAGATAGTCAGGCTAGCAACTATAATCCTAGTGCAACATTTAATGATGGTTCATGTACTTACTATCCACCAACAGTATCTTTAAGCATTAGTCCATCATCTATTATTCGAGGACAAAATGCCACAGTTAGTTGGAGCACATCTAGAAGTACATCTAGATATATTAATATATTTGGATCAGTAGGTACATCAGGATCTAGAACAGTTTCTCCCAATAGTACAACAACGTATATACTAACTGCAAGTGGGCTAGGCGGTACTCGTGCAGTCGCAAAAACATTAACAGTTTATATTCCTCCTATTGTTACGTTAAGTCTTAACAACAGCACTATCGTTTTAGGACAATCTGCAATATTAAGTTGGAATACTACTGGCGATGCTTCAACGGTAAACGTACAACCTGGCATCGGTCCCAGTAATATAGTATCCCAGGTAACAGTTTCTCCAACTGTAACTACAACATATACTGCTACTGCTTCTGGTGTTGGTGGAGTTGATAGTGATCAGATTACACTGACTGTATTTCCTCCACCAGAAGTAAATTTAAATGGTCCAATAAGAGTTACTTATGGAGAGAATGTTGTGTTAACACATGAGCAAGAAAGAGCTACGATTGCATATGAGTTGCAGATTGCAATGACAGATTTGGATGGTAATATTACTAATGACCTCGTTGATTTGGGAGCATCTGCGTCTGCCGATGGCACATATATTCATAATGTTCCATATAACAATAGAGGACCATCGTCTATTGCATATATTTTATATGCAATTGGACCTGGTAATTTAACCGATTCTGAATCGATTACAGTCAATGTTGATATTGATCAAATGCCATTTAACATTGAAATACCAGAATCTGATGACAAGATTAAAAACGAAACCCCTATTATCTCTCCAGATGTTGAAGTTACTACGGAAAAAATTGTGATTGATGATGTTGATATACCTGTTGAAGTTAAAGCAGATTATCCTATTCAAGTTGATCTTAATCAATCTGATAATTGGACGAATATAAGAGAGATCTAAAATGGCAGACTTTCAGCAAACATTTAACAGCAACGGATCAGTACAAATTCCAAGTTATGCGATTAATGTTCGTGTTGATATTGCTGGATCTCGCGGTGGCGGGGGTGGCAACGATGCTGGTGCCAATGCTGGACAAGGTGGTGGTGGAAGAAGAGCAACTATTTCTTTTCCTAATTATACTGCTAGAACATTAAATTTTTATATCGGAAGACAAGGAGGCACCGGAAGAACCGGATCCAATGCCGGTGGTGGTAGTGCAGGTAGTTCAAACGCTGCTCGCGGTGGTATAGGTGGAAATTCTGCTAATAATGGATATTCTGGTGCTGGTGGTGGCGGTGGTGGTGCCAGTGGTATTTACGATTCTTTAAAAAATGGATGGGTTGTTATTGTAGGCGGCGGTGGTGGCGGTGGAGGCGCTTCGTTGAATCGCAGTGGTGGTACTGGCGGTGCTGGTAGAGGACTGTCTGGCAATCCAAACAATCGCAGTGTTGGTAGCAATGGTCAAAAAAATACTAGTCAACCATCAGGTCGTCCTGATGGCGGCGGTGGTGGTGGCGGCGGTGGTGGATGCGGCGGTGGTAGTGGTGGTTCATTTGGCATTGATAACAATCGCGGCGGCGGTGGTGGTCAGGGTGGTCGATCTGGTTATGATAGTAGTTATTGTAGTCTTAATAACAATACAATAAATTATGGTAATGGATTCGCAATTGTTTATTATGACATCTCAAATCCTACAATTGACAGTTTTTCGTTAAGTCCGACAGCATTTATACGTGGGCAATGTACTACATTGTCTTGGTCATCTACAAATGCGACGAGTGCTAGCATTAATCAAGGTATTGGAGCAGTTAGTGTAGATGGAAGCACTGTAAGTTGTCCTACTAATACTACTACTTACACTTTAATTGTTTCTAGGAGTGGTCGTTCAACAACTAGAACTGTAACTGCTACAGTTTATATTCCTCCTATTGTTACGTTAAGTCTTAACAACAGCACTATCGTTTTAGGACAATCTGCAATATTAAGTTGGAATACTACTGGTGACGCCTCAACTAATAATATACAACCCGGAATTGGTTCTAGTAATTTAGTATCCCAGGTAACAGTTTCTCCAACTGTAACTACTACGTATACTGCAACTGTGTCTGGTTTAGGTGGAACTGATACTGATCAGATTACATTAACCGTATTGCAACCACCAGAAGTTGATTTAATAGTTCCTTTAAATGTTAGTTATGGAAATAGTTTAGAGTTGGGGTATACATCAATTAATGCTACGACATCACTAAAGATAGTGCCATATTACTACTCGTTAGATGGTGTAGAAACTATAGGTGCGGATGTGGTATTACCAACAGGTGATAATGTTAGCGGTACTATTACACACACTCCTGTATGGGATAATCGTGGACCTGCAAGAATCGAGTACAAGTTACTTGCAGAGGGAGCTGGTTCATTAACAGATGAAGATGTTAAAATAGTTCCTGCTATAATAGATCAACTTCCAGATTCTATTACAGTACCAGAATCGGATGATACTTTTAAGAATGAAGAACCTATTGTAACTCCTAACATAGAATTAACAACAGAAGAACTATTAGTCACTGATATTGATATCCCTGTAGAAATCAAATCTGATTATCCTATTCAGGTAGAGATTGACAATAATGGTGTGTGGATTGACGTAGAGAACATATAAACCATTGCCCCTAAATAAGATTAGGATAATCCATTACGTGGAAAGCAGTAACTTTAGTCCATGACATATTCTTTTTCTAATACACCAGTATATGTAAGCGAAGGACAAACAGTTCGCTTTAAATTTAAAGCACCCTCACAGTGGAACACTACTCAAAGTGTAACTATTCAGATTGGTGAGCAAACAACGGTCTGGTATATCACTACGATACCAGAAGATTTTGCTCCTGATCCATATCCATTTCAGACTCTTGATGATGCAGATGCAGGTATCATGTATGTCTATGGAGATGGAAGTAGACCCGGAGAAAGCATTCTCACTATTGTTGGTTTAACTACGTCTACAGAAGCAAGCGTTACTGTTACTGGATCTGCTCCTGCATTATCCGAAAACTTCTCTATCAGATATAAGAAAGTATCAGATGGAGAAACAGAATTTAGTGATTGGCAGCTGCCTAATCCAGGAGCACTTACTGTAAAGAATACAGATCAAATCCAAACTAGGTTAAAATCTAATTCTATTCCTGGATTATCGTCATATGTTGATCTTACTATTGGAGCAAGGTCAGAACGTTGGACTATTAATGCGAAAGTAACACCTCCTAATGTTCCTGTACCATTTCCAGACTTCGATGATCTTACTAATCAACCATTAAATACGGCTGTTTATAGTAATATTATACAAGTTCAGGGATTAAATGATACTGCAATAATTGCATCAACAAACTCTAATTTATACGTAGGAGTATCTGATACTAATACATTTTTCACTGATACAAATGGTTATGAGATTTTAAGTAATACTGTTTTTGAATTAGTATCCGACGTTCCTGCACCAACAATTAATAACGGTCAATATTTGCAGTTGTATATTGTAACTGAAAATACTGCAGGTGCTGTGTCGTCAAATCCACTATCTATTGGTGATGGGGCAAGTGGATCTATCTGGAGTGTAAGCAATGGAAATTTCCCATCAACTACACCAAAAGATTTCAGTTTTGTTAATCAAACTGATGTATTAGAAGATGCACTAATTGCCTCTGCTCCAGCACCAGATCCTAATGATACTCCAGGATCCATTAGCGAATTAGGTACAAATGTAGAAGTTGATGTTGTGTTGGTAAGCAGTACTTCTTCTAATGATTCTGGTGGAGATGAACCAAGAATTAAGATTCAGTATGCAGAGGGAGGTGAGAGTTCTATCGGATTGTTCCCAACAAAAGTAAACAATGGGGATAGGATTGTACTATACAATAGGTCTTCGGGAACATTTTCAACTTCTTTAACGCCATCAGTAGTAACAACTACTATTAAAGTCGGTCAGAGAGTTCTTGATCCTTGGAGTATTACTACTAATTCTGGACCAGATACTGATGCTGTATTTTCAATACCTACCAATCTTGTTAATCAAGTTCCTAATACAGAAGTATTAAGTAGTATTGTCAGTGTTTCGGGTATCAATAGACCAATAACCATCAATGCAACAAATGGTGGTCTTATTTCTATTGACTTTGCTACTCCAGTTGCTGGCCCGGTTACATTTGATCCTACTATTCATACTTCGTTCCGTGTCTTTATTACTACCGGTAGTGGATTATCCGATTCAAAGCAAACAACAGTTAGTATTGGTACTGGATCACCAAATCAATTTATTTGGCAAGTAAGTAACTATGCTGTTGCTCCACCACCACCAGATCTCAAAGGTGCGTGGTATAGTAAGAAAGGTGCTTATGTTGATAGCAACGGTGATATTAAAGAAAGTAAGGAAGATGGTCATGCTATTGGTACTATTATAACTATTCTCAAGCAACCTAATGGTACTTATGGTCTATTAGATGGTAGTAGATCATCACGATATCCAGGATATTATGAGTGTGCGGGACAAACATTAGATAAAGATGATTATCCATTCTTATTTGATGTCATTGGTTATGATTATGGTGGTGCTGGTAGTAGTTTTAAGTTACCAGATTACAGAAATAGAAAACTTTCGGGAACTGGTGTAGTTGATGGAAATAGAGCATCATCAGCATTTCTTCCTATTGATGGCGGTAGTAGTATATACGAACCAGGCGGAACTGGTGGTTGGTGGTATGTTGATGATGTTGATGTTGCTGGAGATAATCCATATGAAATCATTGTATCTGATGATACTAATGATACAACAGGAATTGAGAGTAACTTCTTCTCTATTGGTACAGTAAAAACAGTATTTGCACAAGATCTTACTCAAGATGTTGACTTTACTGTTGCTGCTAGCAGTAGTGTAACTGCTCTAGTTGGACCACTTTTAGATACTTCGGTTAATGTTCCTATTCATAGTCATTTATATGTCGCTGCAATTTCTGATGGAATAACTGGAGATCCTCTAATCCAATGGGACACTAGAGGATCATCTAAATTAGACAGTCACACCGTTTCTGGTGGAGGTATTGGTCAGGGGCAGCTGTCCATCGAAGATGATGCTCCGGACGCATATAACCCCACAACAATTGCAAATGCTTGGATCTCTAGATTGAACAGTATTGGCGAAAGTCAACAGTTTGAAGCTGAATGGAATCAAATCGCCAATCAACCTGATTTAATAACTTTAGTTACGGAGATGATTCAATCACTTAACCCAAATAATATCGATGCTAGTGACAGAGCTGCTTTAGTAATTTCGGCAAATACCTGGTGGCCATCACCATATTCTGTTGTTTCTGATGATTACATGGAGATCGCTACAGGTCTATTAAACAGATTCTATGACACCGATGGGGAGGCTGGAACTGGTAGTCGTGACGTTGCATGTGTTTTTGATACTAATCAGTATTTTACAAGAATAGACCCTTATTCTCCACCTATTCTTGATGGTGACGACGGAAGTATACAAACTCATGCTCATTTAATTACGACTCAACCAGTTCTTGATCCAAGCGAAGATTATACATACGGAAATACGTCAGGTGCTGGCAATGGTAAAGAAGGTTTAGGATCAGCGCAGACTACACTTAACATCACATTTAATCAGAGTGATGTTGGCATGGAATTAAATCCTGGATTATTTACTCTAAATACATCAGTTAAGAAACCTATTCCTGACGTAGTATTTTCTCCTAACAGGACAGTGCCACTAGCACCAGAGTTTCATAAAGCAAAGTATATTATTAAAGCATTCTAGATTTATGTCAACTAATGAACTTGCGCCTTATAGGCCACTTGAATTGATGTTAGATTCTAATCTGACATCATCAGATTTTGAAGATTTTATTGGAGTATGGAAAGGATTTGTTCCCAAAGCATTCTGTGATCAACTTATTAAGTATGGTAATGATGTTTTAGATGATACAGTAGCTCATAGTATTGGTACAGGAGCTCTTGATATTATGGATGGATCGAGCGGATATAATGGAAAACAAAATCGTCATGATAGGGCATTTATGCTAAACTATCATAGTAGCAAGTGGGGCACTCAAGTAAATCAGTTTTTAAAATCGTGTGCTCTTCATTATGTTGAAGAGTATTCTCAACTAAAGAAAGTTGGGTTAGTATCAAATGATATCAAATTTCAACGTACACCTCCTGGCGGTGGATATCACTTGTGGCATTATGAAAATGCATCATCATCGTATTCTCATAGAGAACTTACATGGATGATTTATCTAAATGACATAGAAGATGGGGGAGAAACGGAGTTTCAATATCAACTGCGTAGGATTAAACCTACCACTGGGACAGTAGTTATATTCCCTGCGGGAATGACACATGTGCATAAAGGCAATTTAGTTATGGGTGAGCAGAATAAATACATAGTAACAGGTTGGTATATCAAATCGGGGTCAACTTAATGGCGGAATACGTAGATAAGACATGTAAACTAGAGGTAGATTTTCTCAACTGTATGGTTTTGGATATGTCTAATGTTATCACTTTAGATGACGGAACCAAGATCCCTAATTCTGCCAAAAAATACGATAAAGAGATGTTAACTAGATTTTTAGAATCTCTAGATGTATTTTGGCATGATGAAAAAGATCAACTTGAATATCTTTCATTTTTTAATGACAATACTTTATTTTGCCAAAGAAAAAAATACAAATATGATTTTGCAAATGCACAACAAGTGTATTCAACTTATACATTCACTGGATTTACTGAAGAGCAAGTCTCTGATTTATATGATAAAGTTCTATCTTTCCTTGATGCACACAATGTTGTAAAGGAACTTAAAGTTAATAAGTATGTAACCAAAGTTGATGAAAATATCCTCTTTTTTGAGAAAACATATCTAAAAAGAATTTCAGAAAAGAATGCTATTCTAGCAGCAACTGATTGGCGTATTCTTCCTGATGTTGTTGATTCTTATCCTGGTGAAAAAGATAGATGGATTTCATATCGTCAAAAAGTTAGATCTTTAGTAATTCCATCTCTTGATGAACATCCATCTCCTTTAGATTTCTTCAAAGCCATCAAAACGTTAAGATGGCCTATTGATCCCAAAAACTTTAAAGATTTATATCCTGATGGTGTAGATGTTGATGGCAACGTGGTAGAATACTTGGCAACGGATAATCAATGGGTAGAAAGAGATACTGATTCATCAAGAGATTTGATTGAGTCTAGACTATCAAATATCATTGCAATGCGACAGGATTACGCTAAATCAGAAAGGACAACAACTACTGCTGTTAAAGAAATGATGAAACTACTACGCATTGAAGATTTTATCGAAGGCGGCATTGATTACAATAAGATTTACACCACAGAGGAATTAAATGATATGGCAGAGTGATCTACTATCTCCAGATATTGTAGAATATATTACATCATACTATAAAGATAATAACTTCCAGAGTGGTAATATCAGTAATCCTGATGCATCTGTAAAACAGAGTTTGATGATGAAGTGGACTGATCCTTATAATAGATTAGTTAATGGTGTATGGTCCGAAATAAAGAAAAAGGATAACTTCACCAAGATATACTTAATCAAGCAAATGTCCCA